AGCCTCTGGATGGCTACAAGGTCATTACACGTATGCTGCCGCAGATATCTACGCAGAACACCCAGAATACAACAGTCTCATTTGAGTTTGGTGCATCTGACATACCTAACCAGAACCCAAACTACACTGCGTCAGCCAGTTTTGACATTAGCACAGACTATAAAATCGATAGCAGGGCTGCCGGCAGATACCTGTCTTACAAAATGACTGTAAGTGCAGGTGATTATAAAGACTTCCAGTTCTCAGGTTTTGACCTTGATGTAACCACTACAGGCAAGGTGTAACATGAGCATAAATGATAAAACTAACGTAGTCCTGACGGGCTACCAGCGTGGGTCTACGCCCGTGCTAGAAGAAAGTATCATTCGATACTTACAGGATGAGCTGCAGCGGATAGAGAACTCTGTACGGTCACTAATAGTGGCAGGTGTAGAAGTACTAGACGCACCACCAAAGAACCCAATCAAAGGAATGCTGAAGTACAGCGTCAGCCCATGGGACCCGCTAGGCGATGGGTCTGAGGGGCTGGTTGTTTACAACGGTACAGCATGGATTGATGTATAAAATGAGGAATATCTAACATGGTATGGCAAGCAGTAGGCGCGATAGCTGGTGGACTTCTAGCTAACAGGGCAGCCAAGAACCAACAAAGAGCTATGCAATCAGCTATCGATGCACAGATGGCTGGCTTTAACTTGGCTAAGCCTTACATCAGCGACATGTATAAAGGTGGCACCGAAGGTCTGAACTATGCTTTAGACCAAGGTTACTACCAAGGCCCCACATATGCCGGTCTGAATCAAACGCAGCAAGATGGCATCCAAGGTATGATCAATACTGGTCAGATGGGCGCCGGTGACGCTGCAGGTTTTATGAACATGGGGCGTGGCTTCGGTCAGAATACTGCAAACATATATAATCAGGCATCACAGAACATGCTGGATAATGCTAGCCAGTATGCAGCTAACAACGCCGACCCACTTGTACGTGCAGCCATGCGTGATGATTACCGCAACCTTATGGAAAATACACTGCCACAGACAGGCATGAGTGCATCAGCAACAAACAATACGAATAGCAGCCGCAGAGGTGTAGCTGAAGCAGTCGCTGAGCGTGGCTTCCAAGACAGAATGGCAGATACCACAGCAAACATTCAAGACCAGCTCATGGGTAGGTCACTAACTGAGCAACAGAACCGTCTGTCTAATATGACAGCTGCCAACACTAACCTAGGTGCTTTGTACAGCCAAGGTTTAGAGAATGCAGGTGCTAATCAGATGGTCAGAGCAGGTGAGATGCTGCGAGGTGATGAGCAAGGCCGCATGAATGATGACAGGGCAAGGTTCGAGGGTGACCGTGATTTCCAGATGGATATGTATAGGCAGTACAATGCCGGCATATTAAATAACTCTCCTCAGAGTGTAGGTCAGGTACCACCCAATTTAGTTGACCCTCTGTCAGCCACTATGGGCGGCGCAATGAGTGGTTTTGGTTTTGGTGGTCAGCTTAAGAATGCGTTTGGAACACCTCAAGCAGCTGTACAGCCAGCTGTGATGCCTTTCGGTAATTATAATGTAAACGCAGGTATGACGCCATTCGGTATGCAAGGCAGCAATGCAATGGGCCCATATAGCGGCCTCAATATGCTGTAAGGGGGCCGATATGGGAATGTTTGATAACTTTACATATAATAATGGCGCACTTGGTTACACAGGTGGCAACACAGCCCTTAACCTTCTTTTTGGTGGCGGTGAGCAGCCGCCTATACTGTCAGGTCCTACACAGAACCCTCATGGACCTGTGTACAGCCCACCAACGCAGAACCCGCATAGTCCTGCACCTGCATTGTACACTGGTGCAGTGCCTTTACCACGCCCAGCGCGACCACAACCACCTGCTTTAGCAACTCCCAACCCACACCCGCCAGTTGTACAACAACCTGCACCTGCAGCGGTACCGCCTACAGTTAATCCACACCCGCCTGTAGTGCCTACAGGACCTACAGCCAGACCAAATGTCCCCCGCATAGAAATCTTAAGCGGTAAGAGTAAATCAGGCGGCGCATCGACCGACCAGCAGCGTAAAATGACACCGTTTAGTCTTACACCACCTGAGCCTGTGGACAGACGTGTAGGCATGAACGAGATGCTTATGCGAGTAGGTGGCGCGATGATGGGAGGCGCACAGCAAGGCGGTCTAAATGCCATGGACAAAGGCTTAGCGGCCTATGGAGATATACAAGATTATAACCGGCAAGCTGGTGTTAATCAGTATGAGGCAGAGCTCGATACCTATAACAAAGGCATGGCAGCTCTAATCAAAGCACAAGGCAAGAATAAGAACAAAGGTGGGGACCCAGCAGCTCTTATGGGATCTATTGTTGTTAATGATGCACTCAGTCGTGCGTTACCACTTATTGGTCCTTGGACTACCGGCTATGGTTCATATTTAGCTGCTCTGCCACAGACTGATGCTAGAGACCTTCGCGGTCTTATCGATACCATGAAGTCAAACGCTGGTTTCGATAAGTTGAACGCAATGCGTCAAGCCTCGCCCACTGGTGGTGCATTAGGTCAGGTGTCTGAGAGAGAACTGGCATTCTTGCAGAATGTATTTGGTAACTTGGAACAGGACCAATCAGCATCACAGCTAAAGTACAACATGGAGCTGTTTAGATACGTGTACAACACAATGATTCACGGTTTTGATGGTCATCCTTACCAAGCTCCAGCTGGAGCAGAAGCAATGATAACTGAGCTACGGGCAACCATGGGTGGCTCAGGCTCAGACTATGACTATAGCGCAGCAGATGCCATCGTAGGAAACTAATATGTCACAGCAAATGCAGAAGTACGCTGAGTGGCTCGTTGCCAATCAGAACAAGAAAGGTACGCCTGAGTTTGACACAGTTGCTAACGCATACAAGCAGCTCAGAGGTCAGCCACAGCAGCAACAACAACCAGCTGCACCTCAACCTCAGGGAACTGATGGCGCATTTATGTATGGCGTGGACAGAGCCCAGCAGATGTTCGGTAAGGGTCTTGAGGTAGCCGGTAGGCTTACAGATAGAGAAGGTATCGAGCAGTTCGGCACCGATATGGTGGCCCAGCAGGAACGTGACATAGCTGCAGGTGGCTATCAGCCCAAGTATGGTGGATCACTGCGTGAAAACTACCAGCAAGGCACGTTTCTACCAGCCTTAGGAGAGAAGCTGCTTGAGAACCTGCCATCTGGTGGCCTAGCCATTGCAGGTTTAGCTCCTGCACTGCTTTCTGCCCCTGCATGGCTCACCTTTGCTACAGGAACCACAGCAGCAGTTGCTTCTGGTGTAATGGGTGCAGGTGAATCAGCATTAGAACAGGAAGAGAAGCTAGGTGGTGACTATGATGCTAAAGTTGCAGCTGGTACTGGCGCACTTATTGGCTTCTTAGACCGCTTCGGTGCCGGCAAAGTTATACCTACAGACAAACTGGCAGGAATGACAGCTGAGGAAGTTATACAGGAACTTTCACAGAAAGGATTTGCTGACGCTGCACAGGCGTATGCATCCAAAGTAAGCAAGGCCGCTGCAGGAGAAGGTCTCACAGAAATAGGACAAGAGGGTGCAATAGTAGCCTCCACAGCTGCACAGGGTGGTCAATATACACCACAAGAAGTGATTGACCGTGGTATTGATGCAGGTGTTCTTGGCTCCTCAATGGGTGGCGGTACATCTGCAGTTACTAACCTCGTACCTACAGCTGCAAGCACACGCGAAGCTGGTGCACAGAAGCTGACTGAGGCTGGTGATGTATTGAACCCAGTAATGGTTGGTAATGACCCACAGGCAGCTACAGAGCTTGCAGTGCGTCTAGACCGTATCGCACAAGCTAATGACCTAAACCTGCGTGATGTAGGCAAGAGTAGCACAAAGGGTGCTCGTGAGGCTGTTGATAAAGCGCACATTCAAATGACCGAAGAGCTCAAGCAGCTCGCTCGTGACCTCAAAGCACAACTAGGCATAACAGACCAAGATGAGCTGTCTGTAGTCATGGATAAAGTCATGGCTATTGCAGCGCAGCGAGAAGCACGTAACAAAGCTAAGAGCACAGTCGGTGTCGAAGAGATGCAAGCTGTTGACCGGCTGGTTGGTAACACACAGGAAGGTCAGCGGATGCTGTCTCTGATGAGGCAGATGAATGAGCTGACTACACTGCATAACGAAGGTTACATAGGCGGCCTGTCACAATACACAGACCAGCTATCACCTATACCATCTAACGTAGGTTACTCTGACCGCAGCCTCATTGAGACACCAACACGGGTGCTAGGTACCCTGTATGGTGCCTCTGTAAACCCACTTATTCCAGCGGTACAAGGTGCAGCCGTTTTAACGGGACGCACTGTAGACGCCCTGACGGGCCGTAGAAGCCGTGTTGTAAAATACATAAAGGACAACGTAGAAGCCTCTGAGGGTATCGATACAAGTGGCTCACCGTCTGTTCGCAGAGCACGCCAACGTGAAGCAGAGGCACTAAAGACAGCTGCATCTGCTGATGCCAGAAGAGCAAAAGAGATACACAAAGAGCTCTATGCACAGAATGGTGACTTACCGTTCCTGACATTAGACACAATGCTGAAAGAGATGGGTCTGTCACCACAGCAAGCTGTAAAGCTGTTGGAAGAGATGAAAGCATCAATGCCTACAGTAAGAGCTGATGCAGATGACATGATTCGCAGCATCAAAGAAGGCGGCAGAGTAACAAACATCACAGCTATCGGTGCAGCTATGCGAACTGCTCTGGATCAGAACCAGACCAGCGTCACACGCGACAAAACACCTATCGCACCACAAGCACAAGCAGCTAACCCTACACCGGCTGAATCAGCTGGCTACCTGAGGGGCATTGAGGACAACAGATCTGCTAATGATGCACTCGTAGAGGCTGTAAATGGTAATCCTAATATCGCACCTCTAGACAAACTCGTACTTATCGAAGCTTTAGCAGACCTACGCAGCAACTTAGGTTCTAACCCAGCTGAACGTGCAATGGATATTGCAGGGCGAGCAGAGGCAAAGCTGCAGCAGCCTGAGCTGGCTGACACATATCTGATGCCGTACATTAATCGTGTTGTAGGCCAACAGGCTAATGATGCAGACGTAGAAACCAACTTCATGGCAGTGCCAGAGATTGGCGAAGGTCTCAGCATATTCCCTAAGACAAAAGCCCTATACAATAAGATAGATGGCATAGACGTGGACCAAGGTAACTATCAGGCTGGCCCTGATGATGTTACAGGTAACTCTTATGCAGGTGCCCGTGTATACATCAAAGAGAATGGCAGAGGTGCCTTAGAGGTAGACCCTGAGCAGTCAGCAGCTCCTAACAAGGCTGATGGTAAACGCTGGGTCAGTAACCTTGTGCGTCCTAACTTGTATGAGTGGACCAGCAACCCAGATAACATGCCTCAGTCATTCATTGTGACTGTAGAGCAGGGGCCAACTCACCACTATGCGCTGCAGTATGAGGCAGACGTGCCAACTGAGCTGTACAGAAAGCCACTGAGAGCTGATGGCAGCAAGCAAGATGAACCAACCATGCGCCCACGAGGATTTGGTGAGCTTCAGTTCGGGCGTCAGATTGGTGAGATTAAGATTAAGTCATCAGGCCGCACTGCACCTATCTATGACACCATTAGGATTGTTCCTAAAGACCAGCCCATCCTAAACATGCAGCAGCAGCCGGTTCTGTCACAGCCTGACGGTGAGCAAGTTGCTACAGAGTTTGACCCTAACGCTAAAACAGAGATGGGCTTTCTACCTTTTCTTCGTACACGCTACAATAAACAGTATGACCACCCACGTAAAATATTAGCCAGCGTTAACCGTAAGAATGCTGATAAACAGCTCGCAGCTCTCGACCAATTACTGTCTGACCATCCAAACACCTTATCTTCTCCAGAAGCGTTTATGGACTATTTATCAGATGCTATGGGTAAGGCTAATAAGGATGGCTCAGTCCCTCTTATACCTTATCGTGCTCTCGAAATGGTGCAGAACCCACAGATGGTTATCGACCAAATTGGAGGTATGACAGACGGTCAGCGTGAACTTGCTGCTGATGGATTTCTAGCTGCTGAAGACTTTAGACAAGCATATGCAGATGGAACCGCACGTCCAGATATTACTGGTAAGTTATTGCTATGGGGCATCCTAAGCCGTGGTGTGTCACCATACATCCAAGAAGCCCTATTTCTAGATGTTGTGACAGACCGTGGTAATAATCAGGGTATTGGTAAGTTTATCAATGACGCAGCTGAGGGTAACTTTAATGTAGATGAGTATCTAGCATGGGTAGAACGTACCGTTCCAGAAGCGAGCGCAGGTAGAGGCTCTACCCATAATCTAAACGCTTTCGGTGAGACACTTTTGCGGAAAATGTCCATTCCTATGGAAGATGGTGTAACACCTATGCAGCGTCTACATGACTTAATATCTAGCGATTTGTCTGGTAAAGAAGTAAGACGCGAGTTCCACCGTATTAACGACAAAGTAGGCATCAATAACAAAGTATTATCATTTATGCTTCTGGTATCAGGACGCACTGACGTGATGGTACTAGACCGCATACAGTTTAGAAACATGTTTGATGATGGACGCTTTTCTGATGCTGACTTTAATCTGTATGACTATACCAAGGTGGGTAAAAAGCAGATAGCAGGTTCATCAGTTCAAGCTCTGGGTGATGACACTATGGGTCTTATGGTATATGAGGCTTTAGAACGTGATTTAGCACCTACTATTCGCGCTGCTTATGAGGCTTTAGGACGTGGTGAAGACTTCAGCATGGGCCGTTATCACTGGGAGAGCTGGGTGGCTAGTTCTGCACAGGAAGTAGACCATGGAACTATCACTGGAATCATTAATGAAGCATTAGGTGTAGAGAACCCATACGATAACATACAAACCCGTGAGGGGCGTTATAATCGGTTTGATTCTGGTGCGATTTACGGGTATAATCCGCAGACTGGGCAAGCATATATCCAGCTACCTGATGGCTTAGGCAATCTGTATGAATTTACGCCTGAGCAAGCTGGTGCAGTGCTTGCACGTTTAAGATTGAAGAAGAAGTCAGACGGCATAGTTCCATCTGATTTTGCAGTTAGTGAGAGTCTAGAAGGACCATGGTATGACAGACCAGAAATCAACAAAGAAAACCTCGCGGAGCTCTACCGACAAGAAGGTGGACGAAGCGTTGAGCAGAGGGTTCGCCAGACTAGCGAGAATAACCCCGATGGGGATGGAGCAACCATTTCCAATTTCCAAGCCGGTCAGCTTAGCCCAGCAACCAGAGCTGATTTCAACTTTACCCCCAGAGGTAGAAGCGGAAGTTCTAGGCCGCCAACCCAAGGTGAAGTAAGAGACCAACTAGGCGCAGCTGAAGCTGTACTAGGCCAAGGTGGTCCTATCACCGTAGGCAAAGCTGGAACGCCTTTTGAGAATGGTGTACAGGACAGACGTGTAGCTCAGCTCATTGGTGAAGCATTAGGCTATACATTTCAGATTTATGCTAACCCCAGCAGGATGTTTAAAGATACAGCTGCAAGGGTAGGTACGAGCAGGTCAGCTCCCAGTAATAAGTTTATAGGTGGCTTCGCGTTAGAGCCACGAGACCCCAACAGAAAACTGACTGACCTTGTAGACCAGAAGCAGGTTGCTGGTGTCATAGCTGTCCTTGATCAGTATACACACCCTAAAGGCAACAAAGAGAAAAGCGTAGACCTGCCACATGCTATATTTAATGCATTCCATGAGTTAGGACATGGCATCGAGAGAATGTCATCTGACCCGATAGGGGAACGCACTAAGTCTTTCTCAGGTTTTCCTCGCATCACTGAAGGTGGTGTTATGGCAGACCCAAGCATTACGGCTAACAGTTTACGTTCTTATCTAGTGCAAGTTATGTATGCTGCTGCAGATAAGAAAGTTAAGAACCCTGATAAAAAGCAAATGCAAATGGATCAGCAGCAAGCTCAGTCTATTGTAGATGAACTTGTTAACCTGCAGCGTAAAGGTGTACTGGATATTAGAAATGATGCAGGTGAGGTTGTAGACCAAGCTCGTATACGCCAAGTTTACGAAAAGTTAGAGGCATATCGCATATCTGATTATGCTATACGACAGCATGAAGTTACCTATCTGCACAGGCCTTCAGAGCTTTTAGCTGACGCAATATCTGCATACTTTATAGACCCAGCCGGTTTTAAAAGACAGGCACCTAATGCAGCTGCGTTTGTGCAGAAGTTGCTTAACTCAGCTACATCACCGACATCGAGTATTGTGCAATTCTACTCAGCTCCACTTGCTGCTGTAGTAGCCACAATCATGGCTATGCTTGCTGTAGGTGAGCGTGAAGAAGAAGAGGAACAAGCAGCCCTGTCAATGGGTAGAGGTGCTCTCTCAGCATAACTGGCGGTCCCTGCAGGACTCGAACCTGCAACCTACTGCTTAGAAGGCAGTTGCTCTATCCAGTTGAGCTAAGGAACCGCTGCAGGAGTGTATATGACAGATAAACCAAGAAAGCAACGTGCCAAGGCCCCGCCTAGATACGGTAATGGACCTATGCCGCAAATGGCACGAAAGAATAACTACTTTGCTACACTAATGCAGACGCCTGAGGGACGTGCATTGCGTAAGGAGTGGTCATCTAGGCCCCGTAAGAATGCTGGCAGACCCTTAGGCGTACCTGATGGGTATCGCAAAGAAACTATAGGCCCAGTGCGTGAAGACAATCGCAAAGGGGCAGAAGAGGTAGTAAAGATTATGGCTAAGAAACACGGTATCGAGAATGAGTACGCAGTAGAGGCATTGACCACAGCTGTGGAGATAATGCGCTCACCTGATGCCACCAGAGACCGGCTGCAAGCAGCCCGATTGGTTCTTGATTTTACTAAACAGAAGCCAGCAACAAAGTCCGAAATGGCTATCAGTCAAGCTGAGAGTTTCCTAGAGGGCTTATTGAAAGAAGAAGAGCAGCAGCATGGACGAGAAACTGAAAGCAGTACGCAAGAGACTGCTCACTGAGTATGGGTTCTATTCCAAAGCTGCATTAAAGATAAGAACAAAGAGGGGCGATATAGCCCCTTTAGTTTTGAACAATGCACAGCAGATACTAGATGAAGCAATAAGCAAACAGCTTGCCAGTGAAGGGCGCATAAGGGTCATTATCCTTAAAGCGCGGCAGCAGGGGCTGTCTACATACGTAGGCGGTTATCTGTATTTCACTGTGAGCCAGCAAAAGGCTCGCAAGGCTATGGTTATTACACACCATGCCGATAGCACCAGAGCTTTGTTCGACATGACCAAAAGGTTCCACGAGCACTGCCCTGATATCCTTAAACCTCATACGAAGTATTCATCTAGAAGGGAATTGAGCTTTGACGTTCTCGATAGTAGTTATGTTGTCGCAACAGCAGGTGGCGAAGCCGTGGGAAGAGGTGAGACCTTGTCCTGCGTACACGCATCAGAACTCGCATTCTGGCCTAAATCAACGGCTGAGGAGACTTGGAACGGCCTTATCCAAGCTGTTCCGAATACAGATGATACCGCAGTATTTGTCGAGAGCACGGCAAACGGTGTAAATGGCGTCTTCTTTAACTTATGGAAAGGAGCTGTGGAAGGTACAAACGGGTTCTTGCCTGTGTTCATTCCTTGGTTCACTGACCCTGAGTATAGAGAGAAAGTCACAGAGAAGTTTGAGCGCACACCAGATGAACAAGAGCTAGTCGATAAGCATAGTTTAGATGACGAACAGCTTATGTTTCGTAGGCGTAAAATAGCACAAAACGGCATCGACCTATTCAGACAAGAGTACCCGTCTTACCCAGACGAGGCATTCCTGACTACAGGCCGGCCTGTGTTTAATCCTGACCAGCTGATAGAGTTGCTGGATCAAACAAACGATGTGCAGGAAAGGCTCGCTCTTGAGGATGGCGAATGGGTCAACCACAGCAGGGGCGAGCTAACCACTTACATAAAACATGATGAAGGTGAAAGATATGTCATTGGAGCTGATGTGGCGATGGGTGTCCGAAATGGTGACTGGTCAGTGGCAACGGTTCTGGACAGTAAGAAGAAAATGGTGGCTATTTGGCGCGGTCAGGTACATCCAGATTACTTCGCAGATATACTATATGCTTTGGGCACGTATTATAACGAGGCGTTGGTTATCGTTGAAAACAACGGTCATGGAATACTTACGTGTACGAGATTAGGCAAAGACTACAATTATCCTAACTTTTACACAGAAGTTCAACACGACAAGCTAACTGACCGTGAGACTGTTAAGCTAGGGTTCAGTACCACGGCTAAGACAAAACCTCTAATCATAGACCAGCTCAGAGCTTCAATGAGAGAAAATGAGCTGCAGCTAAATAGCAAAACAACAATACGAGAGATGCTGACATATGTGGTCACTGAGAGTGGCAGTATGGAAGCAGAACCCAGCTGCTTTGATGACTGTGTGATGTCACTGGCACTTGCCAACTACATCCATGAAGGAGCGTGGGAGCCCGTGGAGACACCAGATGAGCTTTACATTGAGATGGTATAGAACATGGCTATAGAAGAATATAAACCGCTTGAAGACAAAGAGGTTGTGAAGATTGTCGAAGACAACATTTCACGCTCTATTGGTTACTACGATAGCGAGCTATCTGTAGAACGCGAGAAGGTCACTGAATACTATAACGCAGCTCTTCCTAAAGCTACTCATGACGGTAACAGTAAATACATCAGTCAGGATGTATATGATGCAGTAAACAGCATGAAAGCTGCGCTGCTAGAAACCTTCTCAGCTGGCAGACGCATTGTGGCATTCGCACCACAGAATGCTGATGATGTAGAGACTGCAAAAGTCTGCTCAGAATACACAGACTATGTGATGTTCAGACAAAATGATGCCTACCAAGTGATGGCAGATGTAATTCACGATGGGCTTGTAGCACGTTGCGGTATAGCCAAAGTATACTGGGACCAGCGCACTGAGTATGAACCGCGAGAGTTTGAACGACTTACACAAGATGAGCTCGACATGCTGCTGTCTGAGGATGGCGTTGAGCTAGAAGACAGTGAGACTGATGAGATAGGTCTTATTACAGGCATGGTGTCTGTCGAAGTAGATAAGAGCCAAGTTGTCATCGAGAGTATGAGCCCTGAGAGCTTTATAGTAGAGCCACAGGCATCCAATTTAGATAACATAAACTTCTGTGCACATAGAGAGCGCAAGACAATCACTGAGCTGCGCGAAATGGGCTATTCAGAGGAGCTCATTGATTCAATAGGTGATGACCACAGCGATGTAGAGCTGGAAACAGACCCTGAGATGCTGGCTCGTCATGATGATATAGGTGCAGACCGTGGCTTCAATGCCAAAGGTTATCAGGACCAAGTACGCAGCGTAATGGTTTACGAATGCTACATCATGCTAGACCCAGATGCGACAGGTTACGCACGGTTGCACAAAGTGTGCAAGGCCGGTAATGCACTGCTGGACATGTATGAAATAGACAGGATGCCTTTCTGTGTATTCACACCGCTGCCAATACCACATGCATTCTATGGAGCAAACTTCGCAGACAAGCTGATACCCACACAGAATGCCCGTTCAGTATTAACACGCAGTATCTTGGATCATGCAGTCATCACTAATAACCCACGCTATATGGTTACGAAGGGTGGCCTGACTAATCCACGCGAGCTGAGCAATAACAAGATAGGTGGCCTAGTAAACGTAACTAGAGCTGACGCTATCGCTCCGCTGCCGCAAGCATCACTAAACCCGTTTGTATTCCAAACGCTGCAGCTTCTAGAAGATGACGCTGAGGACACCAGTGGGATTAGCTCTCTTAGTAAGGGCTTAAATAAGGATGCAGTGAGCAAGCAAAACAGTGGTGCAATGATTGAGCAGCTGGCAACAATGTCCCAGCAGCGTCAGAAGATTATAGCACGTAACTTTAGCAACCAGTTTCTTAAGCCATTGTTTCATGAAGTGTACAGGCTTGTAGTTGAGAATGAAGACCAAACAAAAGTAGTAGAACTTGCCGGCAACTATGTCGAAGTACAGCCATCGAGCTGGGAAGACAAACGTGATGTAGTTGTTGAGATTAAGTTGGGTTATGGGGAACAAGAACGCGAGGCTGCTAAATACCTAGCAGTACACCAGCTGTTCAGTCAGGACCCTACCCTGCAGCCATTTTACACACCAGAGAACAGGTACAAGCTAATGAAGGCTGTACTTGAGAAACAGGACATACTGAATGTTGATGATTACATCACACGTCCTGACCAGCTGCCACCACCGCAGCCTGACCCTGCACAACAGATGCAGCAAGAAATGGCTATGAAGCAGATGGAAATCAATGAGCGTCAGACAGCTGTAGCTGAATTGAAAGCACAGACTGAAGCTCAGATAGCTGCCATGAAGCTAGAGCTAGAACAGCTCAAAGCTCAGGCACAACACGCCTTACAGTCCGACAGTATGGACCTTAAGGAAGCTCAG